GGGTTCAGACTCGTGACGAGGGCACCGGAAAACTTCTCTGGATTCCACCAAGCGTGGCTATGATGGGTGTTCTCGCTAGCTCGGAGAAGAAATCACAATTGTGGTTTGCTCCTGCCGGCTTTAATCGAGGCGGACTTACCGAAGGCGCCGCTGGCATCCCCATTGTTAATGTCACGGAACGTTTGACCTCTAAGGACCGCGACACTCTTTACGAAGCACGAATCAATCCGATTGCTTCCTTCCCATCCACTGGAATCGTGGTATTCGGACAGAAGACACTTCAAGAGCGCCAGTCGGCACTGGACAGAATCAATGTCCGACGGTTGGTAATCTACTTGAAGAAGCAGATTTCCATTATCTCTTCGAAGATTCTATTCGAACAGAATGTACAGGCTACATGGAGCCGGTTCCGCGCTCTGGTTGAACCGTTCCTGGCGAACGTCAAGGTTACCTTCGGTATCACCGATTATAGGCTGATTCTTGACGAGTCGACCACCACCCCCGACCTTATTGATCAGAACATCATGTATGCGAAGATTATGGTCAAGCCCGCACGGGCAATTGAGTTTATCGCGATTGACTTCGTGATTGCATCCACAGGAGCGTCATTCGACGACTAATAAATTTTAAACAAACTAGTTATAATATTAAGGGAGAAAATTTAAAATGCCATTCTGGTCAGTAGACTTTGGGGACAAAGACGCCCAACTTAAAGATCCTAAGCGATCATTTAGATTTACAGTGTTATTTATGGGTATCGCCGACCCAAATGGAAATGGACCGGTCCTTTGGTATGCAAAGACGGTTAACAAGCCTTCTTTCACTATATCTACCGCAGAACACAAGTATCTTAACCACACATTCCAATATCCCGGTTCTGTAACTTGGAACGAAGTCGCCGTGACACTCGTTGATCCAGTTAACCCAGATATGGCTGCAACTCTCTCAGACATTGTGGTACAATCAGGATATTCACCACCAACTAATGCTACGAATGAACAAATGGGCACCATGTCTAAGGCTAAGGCGGCCGGCGCACTCGGTAGTGTCGTTATCACACAGATTGATGCCGAGGGCAAACCCCTTGAAACCTGGACTTTATGGAACGCTTTTATCACCGAAGTCAAGTACGGAGACATGTCGTATGGTGAAGATGAGCTTACTGAAATGAGCGTCACCCTTAAGTATGACTGGGCTCGCGTCGAGACGGTGTACCCATCCGCAGCAACGGCTGGCGAGCAAGGCAAGAGTTTCTTCGGTGCATAAACAAGACAAACAATAATTTAAGAGGTGTATATTGTCACGAAATAGAGAACGTGTTGGCGGCACGAAGCAAACGAATGCTGATCCGCCCGTTCCACAACTAACAGAAGGAGCTTCCGAGTCTCCATTTTCCTTTGTGGTCCCCACGGAGTTTGTAGAGCTTCCGTCAGGTGGGCGCTTTTATCCAGAGGGTCATCCTCTGCATCAAGAGTCTACCATTGAAATCAAGCAGATGACTGCGAAAGAAGAGGATATTCTTACGTCTCGATCACTCATTAAGAAGGGGATTGCTTTAGACAGGGTTCTAAAAAACCTCATCATTAACAAGCAGATCGATCCAGACACTCTTTTTATTGGTGATAAGAACGCCATTGTGGTGGCTACCCGGGTATCTGGCTATGGAAACGAATATACGACGAACGTTGCATGCCCAGCATGTGATACGACCCAAGATTTTACTTTTGATTTAAACGAATCCGAACTGTTGACCGGAGAAAGCGGTACCGAGTTGGGTGTTGTGGACAACGAAGACGGAACCTTTAATATAGTGCTCCCTAAAACAAATGTCGATGTCACTTTTCGGCTCCTTACGGGACGAGATGAAAAGCGCTTGCTTAAACTTAGTGAAAGCAAAAAGCGCAAGAAAGACGGAGAACAGAATATTACCCTACAGCTTCGCAGCATTATTCATGCAGTGAACGGGGACGATGATCCCAATTTAATAGGATATTTGGTTGAAAATCTTCCGTCTGCTGATTCACGCCGCTTACGATTGGCGTATCGAGCAACCAATCCTGATATTGATCTAACTCAGGGATTTGAGTGTGAGGAGTGCGGCCACGAGCAGGACATGGAGGTGCCGCTTAATGCGGAGTTTTTTTGGCCTGACAGATAACTATATGCAGAACGTGTATGAGCAGTTCTTCTTCTTAAAATATGCGGGAGGCTGGTCATTCTCGGAAGCTTATAATCTGCCAATTGGGCTCCGGGATTGGTTCACACAGAGGCTTATTAGGCAACTCGAAGACGAAAACGAAGCCATGGAGAAAAACTCCAAGGGAAGTGGCAATAGTCAAACGCTGACAGCCCACAATCAACCCCGGGGATTAGGGGACCCCCCACCCGGTAGAGGCAAGAGATAGAACTCTTGCCTTTTTTGTATTTAGACTAATTATTAACGAGGTAATTTGTTTTGGCTGACGATACAAGCGATCCGCCCGGAGGCGGCGGAGGAGACTCTCAACATCCCGACGCAGTCGCCGCCCGCTTAGCGGCGCAGCGTGAGGCGAAGGCCGAAGCCAGAGCTATCCACGACCTAGAAATACGGGGACTTGAGGTTAACAAAGAAAACGTCGAAGTCGCCAAAGCAATGACCGCGGCACGCAAATCCTCGGCCGAATATTTAGAGAACAACATTACCCACCTTAATTCTGAAATAAAACTCCTTGAGGAGATCTCCAAAAAGGAAGACTCTATACGCAAGAGATTATTTAAAGGAAGAGAATTAAAAGAAGCAGAATTAGAACTCGACCAGACCAAGCTTAAACTAAATGAAAGAAAATTAAAAGATTTAGACAAGTCGGGCTCCGCCGGCCAAGCGGAATACGAGCGTCTTAAAAAAGCAGTAAAAGTAGAACAGAAAAAAGTAGAACAAGGCCAAAAAGCTTTAGGGATACAAACCAAGTCGCAGAAGGCATCTGAAAAGAGTCGGAAGATTGGGGAGGACATAGTCGGCAGCATTGCTAAGTCCGCCCTTCAACAATCAAAACTGGGAAGCGCGACCGTAAAGGGCTATCAGGGCGTCTCACAGATGCTCAAATTTTCCAAGATGTTAACTATGTCTCTTAGAGCTGGTGCTATTTCTGCCGGCATGTTAACCGCTGCCTTGGGAATTGGCATAATCTTACTGGTTGTGGCGGCAATCGCCAAGCTTGTAGAGTGGACCATCGGACTATCAATTAAAACTAGAGACCTGACCGTGGCCTTTCAGCGCGCCACTGGCGCCTCCTCCAAATATGGTGTTGCGGTAGCTGACCTAGAGCGCGATATGCGAGCAGTGGGCGTAACCACGGAAGAGGCGCACAAAGCTCAAATGTCTCTCTACAAGTCCACCACTGACTATACTATGGCTAGCCCTGGACAACAAAAAGCACTATATAAGACGACGGCTCTAATGGGAGAGTTTGGAGTATCCACAGATACCTCCGCTAAAATCGCCCAGCACGCAACCAAGGGATTAGGAATGGAGCTTGGTGAAACATCGGGGCTTATGTTACGACTCTCCGCACATGCCTCCGACATTGGAGTGCCTATTAACAAAATGATGGAAGACTTTGCCGCTGTTGGAAACCAGATGAAGGCATTTGGTAGGGATGGAGAAAGAGTTTTCACACGTTTGGCGATGGTACAGAAGATAACGGGAATGGAGATGCAACGCCTTCTTTCTATTACGGACAAATTTGATACTTTCGAGGGTGCCGCCAAGCAAGCCGGACAGCTAAACGCTGCATTGGGCGGAAACTTCGTAAATGCAATGGATCTCATGATGGAAACTGATCCTGTCGAAAGATTTAGCATGCTGCGCGACAGCATCATGGATTCGGCCGGCTCCTTCGATGACATGAGTTACTATCAGAGGAAATTCTATGCGAGTTCGTTGGGACTTAAAGATGTGGGTGAATTGGCAGCAATGATGTCGGGCGATTTTGAGGCTCTAGACGGCAATATCGGACAGACTTCAGCCGATTTCGAAAAGCAGCGAGAAAAAGCTAAAAATTGGCAGTCTACCATGGAGGCACTAAAAAACACCTTGGCAGCTTTTGCGCCCCCGATGACGGCGATAGCAGCGAAAATTCAGCCCATTATAGAAGAGTTTACCAAGAGTGAAAAGAGCATGAAAAGGTTGGGAGATGTGGTAGAAAAAGTAATGACCGGTCTGCTGTCGGATGCTCTCGATGATTTGCCGGGCAAAATTGAAAGATTTGTGACGGGCTTTACTAAATTTACGACATGGATCAGTAATAACGAAAAATTAATTAAAGATCTTATCACCGATTTGAAGCTTTTGGCTAACGGAATTTATCTATTATATTATCCGCAAATTAAACTTATACAAGGATTCGTGTGGCTCATCATGCAGTTGGGTAAGCTGTGGACGTGGCTTCACAAAAGGGGGAG